ATATCGTGGGCGGTGGTCCATCATTAAAGTCATTTGATTTTGACTCGCTTAAACTTAAAAAAACTATAGCTATAAACAAAGCATTTTATAGCGTACCATTTGCTTCTGTTTTGTATTGGACTGATTCTAGGGTTTACAATTGGTATCAAAATGATATTGACAATTTTAATGGATTAAAGTTTACAATAGGCAGGAATCGTAATTATAACGATAGTGTTACAGTTTTAAGGAAAGGAAACAAGTTTGGGCTTGAAGAAAATTCAGATGCAATCGCACATGGTAATAATAGTGGCTATGCTGCAATAAATCTTGCATATCATCTCGGTGCATCCAAGATTGTTCTACTAGGATTTGACATGGTAACAAACGATCATGAATCGCATTTTCATGACGGATACCCAACAAGAAAAACCAAAAACTCAACCTACCAAATACAGTTCATTCCTGCATTTCCACATATAGCAAGTGCCTTAAAAAATAAAAAAATAAAGGTTTACAATACAAATCCGAAAAGCCTTTTAGATTGCTTTCCAAAGATTACATTAGATCAAGGTTTAAAACTATGATTTAGCAGTCTTTCTAGCATATTTTATGAACTCTTTTTGTTCTTTTTTTAGCAAGCTTCTGCAGTGTTCAGTAAATTCATTTGATGAATCAATAATTCGTTGATCAACTATCTTATTTTTTGAATTATGGACTTCCGAGCATTTATCGCATACGAAGTTTTCTACTTTTCTTGTATAACTTGATTTGCAAAGTATGTCAGTCTTGCAAATTGCACATGACCATTCAACCGTCTTAGCAGACTGATCTAATTCTTTTTTTGTAGATATTTGTTCAGTAAATGGATTCCAGACTTGTTGATGAAATACTTTCATCATGTCATTATTATCCTCTAGCTTAAAAATAACTTCAATAGCTTGTGTATCTGCATCGAGCCATTTAAAAAAATCATTATTTTTAATTAGCTTCTGTTTTGCAGGAGGCAGGTTCTCTAGAAGAATACCATGCTTACGCCTGTACCATCCAAAATTTATGGCTCTAACCTTATACACTATAGATATTTCTTGCCGCTAAGCTTAGATTTACTCTTGTTATTTCTTTTAGTTGAGCTAGTTCGCTTCTTATTATTGTTTTTAGTTTGTCCTTGTTGTCGCGCTGACGTTGAAATAAATCTACCTGTTGCCATAATTAATTATTTTGATTCTTCTTTAGCCTTAGCTAATTTTTCTTTTTCGGATTTCAATGCAGACTGTATTATTTGAAGATCTCCTTTTGATTTTTTGTCTGTCTTGTCTTTTAAGACATCAATTGCTTCTTCGTATTCCTTAATCTTATCTTCATGCTTTTTTACCTTGGGATCTTTATTTTTATCTAGATTGTCAATTTTCTTTAGGATATCTCCTTGATCCTTAGCTAGTGCTTGGTATAGTTCGGTATTTCCCTCTATCTTTGCTTTCTCCTGCTGTGCTTGCTTAAAGGTTATCTGTGCGTCAAACTTTGCTCTTTCATCATCACCATCCTTAACCTTATCATATGCAGCTTTAGCGTCAGCAATCTTATTTTTAGCATCTTCTAAAGCCTGTTTCTTTTTATCCTCTGCAGCCTTCTCCTTTTCCCTTTCAGCCTCAGCATCTTGTTCAGCTCTTGACGGCGTTTCGTCCGCCTTCTGATCACTTTTACCACCTTTATCTTCTTCCGGATCAGGTTTTGTTTCTAGTTCAGCCTTTCTTTCAGCCTGTTTAGTCTGAAGATTTTTAATTCTCTTTTGAATTAATATTTGGTCAGCTTCACTCTCCATATTTTTTTGGAGCTCTAGTGCAGCCTCTAAATCTGCTTCCCCTTTCTTATAAGCTGCATAATCCTGTAACATAGGACTAGAAGCCAATTTAGCAATCCTGTCTGTAATAGACTTCATTTCTAGGTCAATTGCTCTCTTTTTAGCATCTGCAGCCAATTTTACCACTTCTTTCTTTTCTGGTGGAAGGTCAGCCCAGTTGGTATTTGCTTTCTTTTTAGCCAATGCAACCTCTACAGACATGTGCTTCATTTTAGCCTTTAGATATTTCTTGGCATTATTTTTAATTTTAGTAAATTTAATTGGAAATTTAATAGCGGCAAGCAGGCCTTCTTCTACTAATCCATTTTTTTCAACTCTTTCTACAGATTCGTTGATTCTATTAAAGGTGTCGTAAGAAAAAATCATTTGATTATTTTTTTGTTATTTTATATATCAAATAAAAAAGGGGCTCATATGAGCCCCTTTAAAACAAAGTACTTTGACTATGATTAGATCAAGTCAACACCTGTCAACACGAAGTCTAAAGTGTAGTACATAGTTTGTGGGTGGAAACCAGCCTCAACAAGAGCGAAACGTGATTTAACCGCAATTTTAGGAGCCATAGTTCCTTCAGCGATTGTCTCAACTGATTCAGCCATTAAGTAAGGCATGAATACCAATCCTGGTGAGTTTCCATCTCCTTTACGTCCAACAGCAATCTTGTTATCATCAAAATCACGGTTTGGATCAACGTAGATAGTTACACCAGCAACAGCACCAATTGGGTAGAGTGATCCACCAGCTTGGTTAACTGTATTTGATAGTGGGTAAGGTACGAAACCTGCAACGTCTTGGATAGCAGTGGCCATCTTTCCGCTAGTTACAGCGAAAGTAGCTGGACCACGACGTCCACGTACAGCGATAAGGTTTGTAGCAGCTAAGATCTTAGTTAAGATTCTACGCTGTAGAGTACCCTGAGTTTCTCCACCGCCAGCAACGTTAACACTATCAACAGTTACTGAACGAGCAGTACCAGTGTTATCTTGGCCGAGAGCAATTGTAGTACCAACACCTCCAGTTAGGTCAAAGTGAGCAGAAAGAACTGTTCCATTGACTTGAGATACTTGAAATGCGTTAGTTACACCAAGCTTGAAGATACGATCAAGGATTAACTTGTTGATTGACTGAGTCAATTCATTAACAAGTACAGCCTCTACTTGAGCAACTGCATCGATTCCGAATTGCTTAAGATCTTGTACTTGCTCACGAGTAACAGCAGCTGCAACTTGGTAAGTCATAGCAGCAACTGACTTGTTGAATAAAGAAAGACCTAAGTTGTTATCAGGAGTAGCTTCACCAACACCTCTTTGGTATGGGTCAACACCACCGATATTCTCAACACCGAAAGTAGGAGCAGATCCAACTGGGTTGTTTGCTTCAAATGCAGAACCTGAGAAACCTGGGATATGATCTTCTAAAGCTTTTACTAACTCAACATTTCCGTCAACTGTACCTTTTACATCACCAGCTTGTGCGGCAGCAGCATCGTAGAAGTCTACGTTATTAGCAATTGCATCATAGATAGGCTCATAACCTACTTCACCTTGTTGGTAAACACCAGCAGTAGTTGCAGTGGCGTCATCGTTACCTCTTACACGGAAAATAGATTTACCATCAATTCTTGATAATCCAATGAATGTTAATTCGTAAGGAGCAACAGTTGTAGTAAGCGCGGCAGAAGATGCGTATACTAGGTCGTTTTCTACTAAAGCAGCACCTTGTAAGTTATCAAAAGCGAATTTGATCATCAATGGTGCAGAATCAGTTGCTTTTCCACCAGCATCTTGAATTCTACCACCACCGTATACGAAGTCCAGGTAAGTTAATACTCCCATAGGACCTTGCATTGGCACAACAGGTACTAAGTCAAGACCTACAGTCTGAGCAGCAACCTGCATAGCAAGTGGAAGCAAAGAGAAAGGTTTGTCACCAGAACCAGTTACTTGGCCTGGGAATGCATTCAAGGTAGTTGGGTCATTTGGGAAAGCTGGCGCATTCATACCTTGAAGGTTCATGTTAGGGTTGAGGTGCACAGTGTTATAAACACTCTCATTCAAGTTATGGTAGTGGCAATACTTAGACATCCAAGCAAGTTTGCTTTTGTCCTCGATACCAGTAGCCTCTGAAATGATAGGTGTCCAAGTCTTTTGAACCTCAGCCTCATTAATAAGACGATTTGCGTACATAATTTTTATGTTTTTTAATTTTTAATTAAGATTTACTATCCTGACTTTTTGCTTCTTAGTCCTTGGATACGTATTATATATCATGTCGATATATTCGATTTTTATAATATAATATAAAAAAGGGGCCAAAACTTGGCCCCTACAAAAATAATTGATTAAATAACTATTATCTTCCTAAGTTGAATCTTAGTCTGTTAACTAAGTCATTCTTGAAATCTTCATTTACTGCATATGGATTTTCTACATCCTCACCAGCAACTTTAGATTCGTTGATTTTTTCTAACTCAACTTTAGTATCGCGAAGATCTCTAGTTGCCCAGAAGTTATCGATAGCATATTGAGTATCTAAGCTTCTGAACTGTGACTCGGCTAGAATCTGGTTTTTCTTACCTTCACTCAATGATTCCCATTTTGCGCGGTATTTCTCTGGCATGCTATCTACAACATCTAATTTATTAGATTCAGTAACAAAGCAAGAATCCCAAATTCTCTCAGCGTCTATGGTAGACATGCAACGGTTTGAATTCATTTGCTCTACAATCTTATCTTGCTTTTCATTGTTTAATGCACCGAACTCATTTCTTTTCTTTTCAGTTAAGAAATTCATGAAGAACAAGTTGTGATTGCTCTTAGATTCAGCCTTCTCAACAAGAGCTGTTAGTTTTTCACTAATGTTAGCTTTGTAAGAATCGTCAGACTCTACAACAATTTTACCATCAGCTGTATCTTTAGCATTTTCAGCTAAAATCTTTCCGTATTCGTTGTTTACTTCTTCAGCAACATACTCAGTATAAGTAATGCTCTTTTCGACATTCTCTTTCAAGTACTCAGAATAGGCAATGCTCTTATCGAGTTTCTCAGCAATGTACTCGCTATATGCAATTCCTTTCTCTAAGCTTTCTCCTAGGTAATTAGCATATTCGATAGACTGATCTGTCTTTTCAGCAACATGCTCAGAATATTGAATACCTGTATCTAACTGTTCAGCTAAATAATCTGTGTATTCCTTAATATTGTTCATATTTTCTGCTAAGTAGTCAGTATATGAAATGCTCTTATCGACATTTTCAGCTACATACTCAACATAATCAGTAACCTGATTTACTTTCTCAGCGATATGCTCAGAATACTCAACTAGTTTTTGAATTGTAGCAGACTGATCATCGTTAGCTGTTTCTTTTACTCTCTCAATTTCATTTTTTAAGTATTCAGTATACTTGTTAAAGTCCTCAACAGTTACATATTGTTCTTGAGCCATTTCTTCTGATTTTTTATTTGGTTTATTTATCTGTTCATTAACTTCATAGATGTATAAAGAGTCATCTGCATCAAATCCAAATGATTCGTTAACTCTTGCTAATTCTGCGTTTTCAAAACCAGGATCAGCGACTAAGTCATATGTAAAGAATTTTTTAATTTTTACTCGACCATCATCACCTACAGTTCCAGCAGCCCTGCTAGAGATGTGTAATGGAATACCGTCTTCTATTAGCGCCTTTGCTTCTTTACCTTTAGATGTGTTCAATAATTTAATTCGACCTAAAACTTGTTTTTTGTTTTCATCATATCTTAGATCCTCGATAACGTGAGATACATTTGATAAGCTAATATCAAAATCCTTTGGATGATCAAGTTCGCCTAATAATTTTTTACTAGCAACCTTCTCTTTTAGCTCATTAATATGAGGTAGAACTTCCTCTTCTTCGTAAATTCTGTTATTCTTGTTCTTTACTCCTATTTGTGTAAAGACTCCTTCGAGTATTACCGAACCATCCGTCTCCTTCTGCGTATTGAGTACGGTGCTCGATCTTTCTATGATTAATAAATTTTTAGACATCTGTCAAGGTTTTTTTATATATTAAAGTGATACTATATTTTTTATATTATATTCCGCCGCCTAAGCCACCCAATGGATCTTCTTCGGTTTTTGTAGCCTTAAATTTAGATTTATCGGCTCCTAATAGAATCTTTTCGATGTCTTCTTCTCTATAACCTTCTTTTTCAAGCTCCTCTCTACGCTTAGCTCGACTATTTGCTTTCAGGTCATCTCTAGTGAATCCACCATATTTACTTATTAACCATCCTAGATCAAAATATGGAATTTCATTCATGTTTTCATCAGTTACGCTCAATTGTGTTTTCATGTTACCAATGAAATCTATTCTTCTATTTTGAAGCTCCATTTCCTTCATTTCTTCAAATACATTATCCTTAACGAATTTGAGTGCAAGACCTGCCTTAAACGCCACATCGTCATTCAATTCAGGGTGATTCATACATAATTGAATATACAGTGGTTTAATTAAAACCTCTTGCCATATAGATCTTAACCTATCAACAAACTTTGAGAACTTAATCTCGTCTCGCATCATACCACTTGCATCCATGCTGTAGGTACTTGCAGCCTCTCTATCGAATCTAGAAAATGGTATTTTTGATGCTAATTTCAGCTTATCAGAAAAGTATTTAAGAGATTCCGTGTCCCCTAAATCAGGACCATCTCCACCTATTGTAGAAATTTCTGGAACTTCCCCGTCCTTGCTTGGTAACCAATATTCTTTATTAAATGCCATCATTGGCTTACCATTGGTTTGTAATTCACCTGAGTTATGATCAAATTCAACAACTTCTCTGTAGGAATTCATGAGTTGTGCAAGTGATTGTTTTGCTCTCGTCTTAGATTTACCACCAACTGGTATTATAAATTGTGTTTTGTAGGAAGCATTAGTAACAGACCATATGATTCTTGTGGTCTCCATAATGCGTAACATATTAAATGCTCTAATCAGCCTTTCAACATAAGATATTCTCTGTGGAGAATTAACAGAAGAATAAGACAGGTAAATAATTTGCGTGTCATAAAGCTTTCTCTCCTTAGGACCCTGGTCCTTATACTGGATCCACATCTTTTGACCGGTTTCTGTATCAACGACCGGTAATAGAGACACAGGATCTAGTTCTTTAAAACCAATAATCTCAGTCTGCCTGTCATTGTAGATTATTTCAAATGCAAGGTAGCCATCAACTAACCATTTTCTAAAATAGTTCCAAGGCGATACAGCATCATTAAAACCAAAATAATTGTAAATGTTATTATATGTGTCGGAGATTTCCTCTTCGATAGCTTTAGAAATTTCACCATGATAATCTGCATAAGCCATATAATTAGACTCATCAAATACAATACACTCGTCGCATATAACATCTAAGATGTCTTCTATTTCATCCTGAACGGCGAATGTTCTAAGCTGTTCTCTTTTCTTAGCATAGTTTTTATCGAAGAAACTGATGTTCTTCTTCAATGATGTATCTGTTAGGGAAAGACCTGCAAAAAAACCGTACATGTCATCTGCATCAGATCCCATGGGATTCATCGTATAGCCCATTTGATTTTCAGCAAAACCAATAGCTCTTGAATTCCGCAAAATCATATCGTCATAAGCCATCCCAAGATTTGATAAATCCTTGAGTAACTTTCTAACGGGATTAGTATTAGTTAAGGGTCCTTTTCTGTTTGTAAAGCCGGCCATTTCTACTTATAGTTGTTTTATATATTCTTGTAATAATTGTTTTGAACCATTCTCATATTAGTTCCTGAAAAATTATCCTCGTCATTTAAGGTACCTAAATACCAATCTTCATAACCTAATACTTTAATATTCTCGATTTGTTTCATTCTGTACTGTCGAACACAATATGAAAGATTGTATTTTGATCCATAGGCCTTCTTTACGTTGTCCCATGTAAATTGCGGATATGGATTCTGTGCTTCGCCATCACCGAAACTTTTATCTAGCTCTTGTTCTATGTGTGATTGCATCGACTTTATAATAAGTTCTATAAATGGTAGCCTCACGTCGTATGGCATGTAATGTAAATTTATACCAAGCTGATTGTCTGTATTTTTTTGTTTATAATAACCTAAACCGATAACTATTGGATATTCGTCGTATTCCGGTTCTAAGTCTGTATCATATTCAAATGCATACATTTTCCCAGGCTCTAAGAATCCTCTACTACTTGCTTTTAGCAATTCTATTTCTTCTTGTGAAAATTTTGATGCTTTTTTCGCACCACCATTTGAACTAAGCGCATAATCTAGTTCAAGCCTAAATGTTCCATCTAGTTGTGCCATTAAAATATCTTTGAATCTTCTGTTAACAGCATGACCTTATAATTTCTACGTTGTGCCTCTTTATTCAATGCATCTGTCTTGCAAAGATTTTTAACGTACATTTCGTAACTATATTTATAGTTTTCAACTGCCTTTTTTGATTTACGCGATGGAGGTTTTGGTTTTACCAACTGCGACTTTGGCTTTATTTCAACTACATAATTTGTTTGTTCGTCACCATTTTTCATTGTTATAAAAAAGTCTGGAAAATAGTTATGAAATCGTTTATCTAGTAGATTAAAATATTTAATTGAAAAGGGCTCGGACATCCAAGATATAACATCTTCATTATGATCACACCAGTGGCAAAACTTTCTTTCCCAGCTGCTTCTGTAAATTATTGGAAATGCACCAACATATTTTTCAATGTTAACAGGTTTGTAATATCCTTGTTTAAAACCGGACTTTACAGTAGGTTTTACTTTTTTGATGCTCATTAAATAGTGTAAATCCCGTCGGAATCTGCGCTTCCATTTATTGAAACCGTGCCATGGTATTTTTTAGGATGCAAAGCATTCCAGCCTTTAGCAAATCCTCTCTTTGCTACTTCTGTAAAATATGCGAATGCATTACTACTTCTAGCAGGATCAAAGTTTCTCCAGTATCTGTATAAATCCATGTAAGCATAAGCTATACAATCTTGCTTATCGTCTGGATCTCTATATTGTAATCGGTTAGAAGATCTCTCAGCTAACATCATAAGCATTTTTAATGCCTTAGGGGTGAGCTCGTCCTGCTCTCTTGATTTTTTGATCTCTTCTAAGAGGTCTCTATTATTTAGATATTTTCTTTTTCTAGGCATATTGCTTATTTATTATTATATGAAATAAAAGCCAATGGTTTATTGGCAAACAATATACTTACTTAGATAGACTAATCTCTAAATCACCTCTTTTTACCATTTTAGTGTTTCCGCTTTTAACGATAATTGTATCAATCAAATCTTCATCGCCAAGGCTAGAATATTCTTCTGCATTTACTAAAATTGCCTCGCCTTTTCTTAAACCTGGTATATTCTTGGCAACAGTAGCCTCGACATAACCATCATTTAGATATTGATTAATGTTTTTGATCTTCTCAGTTGTATAAGTTCCTGAAAGTTCTTTTTCCTTTTTAGCAATTTCAGTGCTGATTAACTCTAAGGCTTCTTTTAAAGACTCGTCTTCTCCAATTCTGGACATAGCATCTTCGATCTCCTTTCTTTTTTCTTCTAGAAAATCGATTTCTTCGTTGATCTTAGATCTTTTAGCTTCAACAATAGCTTTCTCGTTATTCTCTTTTTGTAGCTTCTCAGAAAGATATGTGGTAGCATCGTATCCAATAAAATCCTTTGCTTCATTTAATGCATCAGTTGCAGACTCAAAAAACTTCATTTCATTGAGGCCCATTGAGTGATTTACTTTATTTACATAAACACCCTCTTTCAAAGGGAGGCTCAACATAGTTAAGTATACATGTAGAAATTGCTCTGATGTTAAATTAAGGAAGTTATCCATTTCAGTTACCATTCCTATATTTTCAAATAATGTGCAAAGGTTGTTGATCTTCCACTGATCTCTAAATCCATAGAATTTAGTAGCAATAAGTGCTTCTTGAATTTCAATCGAGCTATGGTTAGAAATATCCATATTTCCTAACATGATAGTCCCTTCATTAATATTAAATTCTAATGATTTTCCATTATCACCGAAGAATACAATTGAGTCTCCGGAATGATTAGCCTCAGCTAAAGTCATTGCAATGACGTTGTATCTGTTATCTGTAACCTTTGTTTCTTCGATAGAACCATCAGTCATCTTGTAATCCTTTCCGTGCAGTCTGAATATCATAGACTCGCCTTCGGTAATCATTGGTGTAAATAGTCGGTATGGTGTTGCTCCAGATTGTGGAGTGCTTTCTTTCTTAGCTTCCTTCATTTCAGCAACTAATTTCTTAGCTTCTGGAGACCAAGGGTTTGAATAAGATATCAATGGCATCTTTGAAAAGATAACTTGCTCTGATTCATTTAATAATGCACCCATTTCTTCTCCTAGCTTAGCATACATTCCGTCTTTTCTGGTCATGTTAGATACAGACTCTGCAATTCTAAATGCCCACTTTCTTTCGTTATAGCATTCTTCGATAAAACCTTTTAATTCTAACACTGGATCGATCCAATTATATGCTGAAATCTGATTGTGTATATTTTTGGCTATCATAAATTTAAGTGAAGGATTCACTGTAGCCTCAACTTCCTCTGTAAGGCCATCTACTCCAAGAGAATTGAATTTAACTGGGAATTGTCTTGTTACATTTTCCAATATTTCTGTTGCGGCTTTAACTGAAAAGGAAACTCTAGAGTTGTCGCTAGACATTTCTTTTAAGCTATCTAAGGTTTTAACTACCATTTCATATAGACCAGTAAGTGTGAAGTTCATCGTTGAATTATTTTTTTGATTAGTATTTTCTGCTACTGTTGGGTTATTTTGCATTGTTTCCATTTTATAATGTTGAATTGCCGAGTATGCTAACTGTTGTGGAGTACCCATTCCTACTAAAATTGCAAGAACTTGTGATTCTGATTTACCGCTTTTAAAAAATTCGTAAGCTAAATCCATCAATTGCTGTGGAGGCGTATTGAGATAAGCTGCACTTGTATCAACACCAACTTGTGGTGTTACCATCCCATTCATATAAACTTGGGTCTGTCCTTCGTTAATCTTCGACATCTATAATCTAATTTGTTTTATATATCATCAATAAAAAAGTAACATCATAAAAAATGTATTATGTATTACTGTTGTTATCTTCATTTGAAGCATTTCTATATACTTTGCTATCTTTCTGCTCTGGCGCTGGCTGATTTGTAGTCACCGTGTTGCTTGAGAAATTAGGCTCATTAATACTATCAGGATCTACAAATGCTGAATTTGAATCTCCGGATACTGTTGACTGCGGTGAAAATTTCTTAATAGGCTCAACGCT